TTTCGGCCACTGAGCGATTCGTTGCTGACTTCCAGCTGATGCTGCCGGTTGCCGACGCGATCATTCGGGGCAACTTCGCTCCCAGCGGGTGCAAGAGCCCGGCCGATGTGGTCATGGTCCTGATGACCGGCACGGAGCTCGGCCTGAGCCATGCCCAGGCGCTTCGCTCCATGTACATGATCAGCGGCAAGCCGGTCGTTGCCAGTGATGCCCTGGCCGGCGCGATCCAGAAGCACTGCGAGCGGTTCGGTGGATACATTCGGGTCATCGAGCAAACCAACGAACGCTGCACCGTGGAGTTCATGCGGCACAACGATCCGGAACCGCGACAGCTGAACTGGACGATCGACGACGCGAAGCGCGCCGGCCTGTTGGTGAAAGACAACTGGAAGAACTACCCGGCCGACATGCTCAAGGCGCGTGCGATCGCCAGGGCGGCGCGCACCGGTTGGCCCGACGTGCTCGGCGGCGTCTACGACCCCGACGAAATCACCGCCGTTGCCCACCCTGAGACGCGCCCAGTTCGCACCACTTCGAGCGTATCGGTGTCTCAACCCGAACCGATGACGCCGGCCGCGATCGAGGCGCCTGCTGAGCCAAGAGCCAACGACGGGGACCCGATCTCCGAAGACGCGCTTACCAAGATCCGCGAGAAGGCGGCAGAGCGCGGCGTTGTCGATCTCGAGTTCGATCATCTGGTCTGGCACCGGTTCCAGGGGCTCGGTTCGCCCACTGGGTTGACCGTTGCTCAGGGCCGAGATCTCTTCCGTTGGCTCCGCGATGTCACCGAAGACGATCTGTCGCAGGCGATGTGGGAAGTCACCAAGGCGGTCAACGCCTGGCTTGATCAGCAAGCCGCGATGGAAGAGAGCGCACGCGAGCAGCAGGTCGCACAGGCGAAGTAGTACGGCAGGGTGTCCCGGGTTGACCGGGGCACCCTGATTCGCGTCAGGAGCATGAACGTGGAAAATGCGCTCAGGTCCATGTCCAACCGAACGCCAGCGGCCGGACTGATCGCGGCCGATCGATTCCCGCTGCCTCGACCTGATGATTTCCTTGCCGAGTTTCTCGAAGACGATGCGCTCAACCGGCTCGTTGGAAAAATCATCAGCCACTACGCGGACTTCGACGTTCTGACCGAGCTCAACATCCGGACGCTTTGGCAGAAGGACGCCGGCACAGAAGACGGCCGAATCAAGCTCGGCGGATCGGTCAAACAAAACAACCTCACCCGTTACCTGGCGAAGGTGGATTGGGTGATCTTCGTGAACCTCAAGGCGGCGGAGTATTACGAGTTCACCAACCTCCAGATGGAGGCATTGCTGTTCCACGAGATCAGTCACATCGATGTGGAGGAGCAGGATGACGGGACGCTCAAGCTCAAGAAGCTCCCCCACGATGCAAGTTTCTTCACTTCCGAGATTCAGACCTACGGCGCGTGGTCGATGCACCTGCTGCCAAGCCAGAACGCCTTCACACAACGATCACTCTGGGAGGATCAGAGCCGGGGAATCCAGAAGGATCTCGCGGCGCACGACCAACGCCAGGCTGATCGTGACGCTGCCGAAGACATTGATGTCGATCCGTACTCCGTTGATTCGGCCCTCGAAGCCATGCAATCGACATCCGACAAGCACGGCATGACCACGACGGTTTCGTGGAACGGCCAGTCAGCGACCATCGGACCCACCAAGCGGACCATCAACGGAGAAACCTTTCAGCGTGACGACCTTGGCCGCTACGTGAACACCGAGACGGGCGAGTACCTCGATGCGTTCGAAGTGCCGCGACCGATGACGGCGGGGCGGTAGCGGGTATGGCCAGAGCACGCAACATCAAGCCGGGGTTCTTTACGAATGAGGAGTTGGTGGAATTGCCGATGGCGACACGGCTCCTCTTCGTCGGCCTGTGGTGCCTGGCCGATCGCGAAGGGCGGTTAGAGGATCGACCCAAAAAGATCAAGATGGAGATCTTTCCAGCCGACGATATTGACGTCGATGAAGCACTGTCTACCTTGGTGAGCAGTGCTTTCATCCAACGCTACGCAGTCGATGGTGCACGGTACATCGAGATCATCAATTTTACGAAGCACCAGCGGCCGCACAGCAATGAAGCTGCATCGATCATCCCGCCGATCCCTGGCTGCGATAGCACCCTGTCTGAAAAATCCCCGGAATCTCCGCACAAAGCAACGGCTGCTAACCATGGTGAGCAGGACGGCTCACCATGGCAATCCACGCGCGCGGGCGTAACTGATACCGGATACCTAGAACCTGATACCGGATACCTGAATGCTGAAGCACCCCCCAACCCCCCACGGGGGGAGATGAGCAAGCAGCAAGAGACCCAGTTCGAGTCGTTTTGGTCTACGTATCCCCGGAAAGAAGGCAAGGGCGCCGCTCGATCGTGGTGGGCGAAGAAAAAGCCGCCGGCGGAACTGGTCGATCTGATGCTCGCATCGATTGATGGCTGGAAACGGTCGCTGCAATGGCAGCGAGACAACGGCCAATACGTTCCGATGCCAGCTACCTGGCTGAACCAAAGCCGATGGGAAGACGACATCCCTTCGCCGGCGACCGCCGCTGATCTTTCATCGCCTCGCTCACGACCTCCAATGCGGCAGGTCGAAGGAAACCTGACCGACGCAGAGGTACGTGACCGGATTGAAGGCAGGGTAGCGATATGACGACCAACGAAGCCTCCAAGTTGCTTTTTCTGATGCGCAGCCAGTGGTCTGACACGGTCATCACGGACGACACGATCAAGATGTGGGCGATCGTCCTGGGCGATGTTCCGTACGAGTCGATTGAACTGGCGTTCTACGCCCATTGCCGCACCTCGAAGTGGTCACCCAAACCGGCGGAGCTACTCGAGCTGATCGCAGAAGCGACCGTCGGCGGTGAGTCATGGGAATCTGCCTGGGATGAACTCATGACCGCCGTGCGGCGCTACGGCAGCTACCTGTTCGCCTTCGACTCGCCGCCGGCGACGTGGGCCGGGTGGAGTACGCCTGACGTCGAAGCCGCGGTCCGCCATATCGGCTACCTCGAGGTCTGCCAGAGCGAGATCGATCAGCTCGGCGTCCTGCGAGCCCAGTTCCGGGACGCTTACCGAAACGCGCAGCAACGCCGGATCAAAGAGGCGCAGCTGGGCGGGGTTGCTGACGCGCTGCGTTCGCTCCCACGGCCCGATCGCGCCGTTGCGAGACCCGCCCCCGAAACCGAACCTCAGCCAATTAGCGCCGTCATCGAGCGCATGAGAGGAGCCAGCTAGTGCAGACAACGATCGATCCCGTGACTGAAGCTCGAGCGAACGCGATCGCCTGGGCGGTGAAGGTTGCCCGCGAACCGAACGCCGTGTACCTCGATACCGAAACCACCGGACTCGGCCCTGATGCGCGGATCTGCGATATCGCGGTGGTTGACCAGGTCGGGAACGTCCTCCTCGACACGCTGGTGAACCCCGGGGTGCCGATCCCGGCCGGCGCCAGCGCCGTCCATGGCATCACCGACGCGATGGTCTTCGCCGCGCCCCAATGGAGCGACATCGCCGACGAGCTCGCCGGCGTCCTCGCCGGCCGCACCGTGGTGATCTACAACCGCGGCTATGACCTCCCGCTCATCAAGCGCCACTACGAGCTGATCGGCATCGAGGATCTCCCGGCCGGCGCTGATTTCCAATGCGCGATGCTGGCCTACTCGGACTTCGACGGCTCCCCGAACCAGTGGGGCAACGGACGCAAGTGGCACAAGCTCGATGCCGCGGCCGAGCGGTTCGGAATCCCGCCGGGCGGACACCGGGCGCTCGCAGATGCCGATACGGCCCGCCAGGTGGTCAAGGCGATGGCCCACGAAGGCGCTCCCCCGATCGAACCCGAAGACCTCGAGCTCACCCTCGAGGGAGCGTTCAGGATCCTTGCACTGCAGATGGCCCTCCAGGCCGAAACAGACTTTCAGATCAAGCACCTGCGCGGGGTGATCGAGCACCACCTGCTCGCCGACGAGATCACCAACGCCGAGAGCACGACCACCAACTTGGTCGCCCGCATCGACACCCTCACCCGACCGAAAGTGATCGATCAGGATCAATTCCTACTGTGGGCGAAGTCCGACCCCCTCGGCGCGTCATTTATCACCGAGACCGTGGACATGAAGGCACTCGGCGAGGCGATGCGCCGGCGCGGCATGAAGGTGCCTGGGGCTGAGCTGATCTCCGAGGAGCGGCTCGTGGTCGCGCCGCGGCGAGGGGGCAAGTGATGGCGGGAACAGCCTCGTTCAATTCATCCTCACTCGACACTGAGACTCGATACCATCGCCGCCAACAACGCATGAGCGAGGACGAACGGAACGTTTTATCCATGCCCCTGCTCAAGTTCATTGCGCTCATGATCGAGCAAGGTCGATACGACGTTGATGTGGACTCTGGCACAGTGTTCAACGTCCAGACCGGGCATAGGCTAAAACCACTGATCGATTCTTCCGGCTATCCATCCGTGACTCTCGCATACAGCGGCGCAGTAATGCGTCCGGTTCGAGTGCATCGGATGATCGGGGTGAAGGTTTGGGGAGCTGAGGCGGTAAAGGGGCGCCACGTCGCTCACCTTGATGGCAATAAAGAGCGAAGTGTTCGATCGAACCTAGAACTCAAGTCGCCATCAGATCATCTCAAGTACGACTACGAAATAGGCGTGCATCACCCGAAACTCAACCCAAAAACGAGTTGGCTGCCTTGCGTTCGGTGCGGCGACCCGGACGGGAAAATAGTTCCGGGGTATTTGACGCCATTTCGCTGCACAGGCAGGAAGTTTGGGATAGACGGCCAGCTCTGCTATCGCTGTCACAAAGTTCTGGACAGCCGCGAGTACCGAGCGCGGAAAAAGGTAAATCCATGACCCGGCCACGCCCGGCCACGGTTGCCGCGACTGAGTACCACCGCTTCGCCACCGAAGCACAGCTGATGAACGCGATTGCAAACAACGCTCGCCAACTCGGCTACTTGGTCTATCACGCCAAAGTCTCGATCGGTTCCCGGCCTGGCTTCCCTGACCTGATCATCGTCGGCTTCGGCGCCATGTTCGCCATCGAAACCAAAGGGCCGCGCGGCGTCATCAGCGACGAGCAGAAGCAATGGATCGAGGAGCTGCAACGGGCGGGCGTTTCGGCCCGGTTCGCCTACAGCACCATCGACTCGGACTTCGACGAGATCATGAACGACCTGCAGGACGCCTACGAAGCCGACTTCCGCCGAAGCCATAACGGCCGGAGAGGGTAGCGCGATGGTGAAGAGCTTGAAAGAGCGGCTGGCTGAGAAGCGCGATCTAGAGCGCCGCAACTGCCCGGTTACGGCAGTGGCGACAACCACGTCTCGACCCGAGCACCCTCCTTGCCTGACGTGTAAACAACCGGCAATCGACCCTCCGTATTGCGATGCATGTCGAGCGCTGCGCTACCAGATGACCGCCACCCGACCAAAGCCGGACCCGAAGGAGGAGAAGAAGCCCGTGACCACATCAACCGCGACGAACCAGAAGCCTTCGATCGATCCAGCCCGGATCAAGGAAATCCGACTGAAACACGGTATGACGCAGGGCGCCTTGGGTGCGCGCCTCAACGTATCGAATCCGACCATTAGTCTCTGGGAGACTGGAAAGACCACACCGTCGGTTCCGTTCGTTCGCCAGTTGCTGGAACTCGAAGCGATGGAACCGATACCGGTGCCGGAACCCGTACCCGCACCTTATCCAATTCCCGACCCCGCCGAAACGCGGGCGCAACTTGCCGAATACCGCGCGAAGAAGGCCGCTGAAGCGGCGGCCACGTTGCCGACCCCGGAGCCCGAGTCGCCGGCGGTCTTTGATGCCGACGCCCGGCGGCTGGCAGAAGCCCAGAATCTGACGGACGAAGAGCCGGAACCGGTGATCCTCCCGGACTTCCCCGGCAACGTCGCGCTGATGCCAGACTGGGTACAGCCTGAAGACAAATCACAGGTATGTGAAGACTTCTACAAACGGGCCCTTCGCGCTGAGGATCGGGCCGACGCGCTGCAAGCCCGGCTCGATGAGGTGGAGTTCGATCGCGCCTTCCCGGTTCGGGTTCTCTCCCCAGAAATCCGCGACAACCTCGATGCGTTCCGGCTGCTGGTGCGGACGTTCGGAATCGACACGGCCGATCAGGTCGTGGATCTGCTGCGGGGGTAGTAGAAGCGTAATCACAGGAGGTGATCAGCCGTGGCGAACAAACGTAGGAGCGGCGCCCGCGCTGAACGCCTGGCGCTGATGGCCGAGGATCTGGCGCTCGACATGACTGAGCGCCAGATCGCGGCCAGGCACGGAATATCGCAATCGCAGGCCCACAAGGACATTCAGGAAATCAAAGCCGACTGGCTGGCCTCACGGAATGAAGCACTCGATCAGGCGCGGGCTCAACAGAGCGCGCGTCTGGTGCGCTTCATCCGTGAAATGTGGGAAGCGTGGTTCGATTCGAAGGGGCTGCAGATCAAGCTCTTCGAGCGGCAGAAGCCCGGATCGCCGGTGTTCTCATCGCCGGATCCCGGCATCGTGATCGATGGTGCGTTTACGCCCGACGTTGAACAGCCCGGCGAGATGATCACCACCTCGATCAGCAAGCAATCGTTTTACTCCTCTGGGAACTACAAGTACGCCGAGATGATCCTCGGCGCGTACGACCAACTGGCGAAAGTCAATGGACTCTATGCGGCCAAGGAAGTGCACCTCAACGTGAAGCGCTACCTCGAAAACGTCGCGTCCGAGATTGGAATCGACATCGAAGATCTGATGCGCGAGTTCGAGGAGGTTGCCGAAGCCGAGTGGAATCGCACTGAGGCGAAGCTCTAGCGATGGCAACCCGGCCGGTCATGAGCATGGAGGTTGCCCAGGCGGTCGCAACGGCGGCACGGGCGCGGGTGAAGGCCGCTCGAGCTGAGGACCCGTGGCGCAAGACGGCGCGACCCGCCCAGGTCACACCTGAAGGCGACTGGACCGTTTGGGTCATCATGGCCGGCCGTGGGTTCGGAAAAACACGCTCAGGAGCCGAGTGGATCCGCGAAGAGGTGATGTCCGGGCGCCGCAAGCGTCTCGCGTTCGTGGGCCGCACCGAGGCCGATGTTCGCGACATCATGGTTGAGGGCGAATCGGGCATCCTCGCTGTCTGCGAGCGCTACAAGTTCAGCGCCAAGTACCAGCCGTCTCGCCGACGCGTCGTCTTCGGCAACGGCGCGATCGCGATGCTTTACTCGAGCCGCGAGCCGGATCTCCTGCGCGGCCCCCAGCACGACGGCTACTGGGCTGACGAGGTGTCCACATGGATCAAGCCGGGCACCTGGTCAAACCTCATGTTCGGGATGCGGCTCTACGGGCCAAAGGGTGACGGCCCGCGCGGCGTGGTGACCATGACGCCACGACCGACCGCGACCGTGCAGGCGATTCTCAAGCGCAAGGGCATGATCCTCACCAGTGGCACCACCTACGACAACCGGGTGAATCTGGCTGAGGACTTCTTCACCGAGATCATCACCGACTACGAAGGCACGAGACTCGGCCGGCAGGAGCTGATGGGCGAGCTTCTCAACGCGCTCGAGGGCGCGCTCTGGAATCACAAGCAGCTCGATGACCTGCGGGTTGAGTTCGATGAGAAGCGGGCTTACCGGCGCATCGTGGTCGCGATCGATCCGCCGGCGAGCGATGGTCCAACCTCGGCCGAGTGCGGAATCATCGTGGCCGGCACGGGGCACGATAGCCACGGTTACGTGATCGCGGATCGAAGCCTCAAAGCATCACCGGCGGAGTGGGCAGCCGCAGCGTGGCGTGCAGCTGACGAGTTCGACGCCGATGCGCTGGTGTTTGAGATCAACCAGGGCGGGGCGATGGTGCGCCACACCCTCCAGACGGCCCGTCCGAAAACCGGCAAGCCACGCCGCATGATCGCGGTCCGGGCGACGAAGGGCAAGATCCTGCGCGCTGAGCCGGTCGCCGCCCTTTACGAGCAAGGGCGTGTCCATCACGTAGAAACCCTCCCTCAGCTCGAAGATCAGATGTGTTCGTACCTGCCAGAAGAGCAGGCTCAGCGCCGGAAGGCGGATACGGGAGAAGGGCAGGTCAGCCCCGACCGCCTCGATGCGATGGTGTATGGGGTCTCCGAGCTGATGATCGGCAAGAAAACAGGATACACCGTCAGGCCGACGTAATAACAAATATCGGTGCAATTCTGGCATAATGGCAGAGACATGGAGGATGGCCCGTGAGCGACATCACGTTTCTCATCACTGAGCTGAGCAAGCGGCTGCCTGACTACCAGGAGGCGCAACAGTATTACGACGGCGATCACATCCCGCTCGTATCGACCGACGAATACCGGAGCGTCTTTGGCAAGTACCTTCGTAAGATCAAATACAACCGTTGCCGCACCATCATCGATGCCCACACCGACCGGCTGAAGATCAAGGGGTTCGCGGATAAAGCCGGCCGCAAGGAAGTCGCCGATCGGACGGCCGAGATCTGGCAGCGTAACCGCATGGAACGCTACCAGGTGGAGATCGAAACCGAAGCGCTCGTGCTGGGCGCAGCGTTCGCGATCGTCTGGCCCGATGAAGAAAACTTCCCGCGTGTGTACCCTCAGCGCGGCGATCGGATGATGATCCGTTGGGACGATGACGATCCTCGCAAGATCGCGGTCGCGGCGAAGATATGGAAACCGGTCGCGACTGGTACAGAGAAGCCGAAGTGGCACCTCAACCTCTACTACCCGGATCGCCTCGAGAAGTACATCGCCAAACAGAGCAGCGACCAGCTCAGCGCAAAGGACACCGCTTGGGAACAACGGGAGGATGAAGGCGACACGGCCTGGCCGCTGCGCTACCCGTGGGACGAAGGAATCCCGGTTTTCCCGTTCCTGAATCGGGCGCGCCTCGGAGGACTCGGCATCAGCGAACTCGATGATCTGATCCCGATCCAAAACCTCCTGAACAAGAGCCTGGTCGATATGGCGATCGCCGATGAGTTCACCAGTTTCCCCCAGCGGTGGGCCGTCGGAATCGAACCGACGTACGACACCGAAACTGGTGAGATGACCAGCCCGTTCAAATCCGGGCCGAATCAGCTCTGGATGGCGCCCGGCGATGCTGACGGCACTACGCCGGCTTTCGGACAGTTCGCCCCGGGCGACAACACCCAGTACACGAATGAGCAGGAGAGTCTCGATACGAAGATGGCGCGGGTATCCACCGTGCCGGCCCACTATCTCGGCATGAGTGGGAACTTCCCGAGCGGCGAGAGTCTCAAGACGGCGGAATCCCCGTTCACCCGCAAGCTGGAGAAGCTGCAGACGGTTCGGGGGAACGACTGGATCGATCTGATGCACTTTTCGCTCCGATTGGCTGGACTCGAGCTCGAGGACGTTGAACTCCAGGCGATCTGGGAGCCGGCCGAGCCGCGGTCCGACGTGGACTTCTGGAACACCGCCACGCTCAAGCTCAACGCCGGCGTTCCGGAAGAGCAGGTCTGGGAGGAAGCCGGCTACACCGTTGAGGAAATCGCCGCGTGGAGCGCAGCCAAGAAGAAGCGCGAAGCGGAGATGGCCCGGCAGATGCAGCGTGCGCTCAACAGCCAGCCTCCAGACGATGAGGACGGGGAATCCGGGACTGATCCAACCGGGACCGCTCAGGATAGCTAATGACTGATGTGGCCGTGTTCGAGGCGCGGGTCACCCGGTCGGTACGCAAGTACCGACGTGAGCTGATCGACCGCGACAAGGCCGCTCAGGCGCAATTCGCTCGGCAACTTCGGGCCGCACATCAGGCGCTGCTACGCGAACTCGAGGCGGCGCAGCAGGGCGTGGCATCGGCCCGCGATCGCGGCGTCAACGAAAACACCTTTCGGCTGCAGCGGGCGCTCGATCTGGCGAAGCAGGCGGAGGATTTGCTCCAACGGTACGCGCAGAACGGAACGGCCTATATCGCCCAGCAACAGCGAGAAGTTGCCCGAACGGCGTACCAGGCGGCGCAAGAGTTCATCGATACGACCAGCCCTCCACCCCCAAACTTCCCGAACGCCAGCAGCTTCATGACCTTTCCGCAGGAAGCGCTCGAAGTCATCACCGCGGCGAAGTCGAGCGGCCCGGTCGCCGAACTCCTGAACCGCTACGGATCCGAAGCCGCAACTCGAGCGGGCAACATCCTGACCGAAGCGATCGTCCTGGGCACGCACTCTGACGTGATCGGCCGGCGACTAAGCGACACGCTTGCTGTGCCGCTCTGGAAGGGCGCGCAGATCGCCCGCACGGAAATCAACCGGGCGTACCAGGAATCGCTGCGCGAGACGTGGCGCCAGAACAAGGAGATCACGCCGAAGTGGATCTGGCGATCGGGCCGCACCTCGAGCACCTGCGCGGTTTGCTTCCCGGCCGGCACGATCGTGTCAGGCCCGCGTGTCGAGAAAGTGTTTTCGCGGCACTACGTTGGCGACGTTGTCACCATCAAGACGGCCGGAGGAAAAGAGCTCACCGCTACCCCAAATCACCCGATACTCACGGGGAGTGGATGGGTTGCGGCGGGCGTCCTCAAGGAAGGCGATCACGTGATCAGCGGCTCCGGACGTAAGGGGGCTGCTGCGCTTATCGACGTAGACCACCAGCAAATGCCAACCCGCATCGAGGAGGTAGCGGTTTCGCTCGGAATGGTCCCGACTGAAGTGCCATGCGCCACCCCAGACTTCCACGGCGATGGGAAAGGCTCCGATGTCTACGTTGTATGGACCGACCGCCTGTTGCGGGGTGACCGCAATTCCCCGATTGCGGAGGGTATCGAGCAAGATGCGTTCGGCGTCAGAGGCCCGCGAGGGCATTCCCTCAGCGGCGCGGGCTTGGAACTCTTTGGCGGCGCTGATCCGCTTCTCGATGTCATGAACATACGGGCCGGGATGATCCTTGAAAACGGGATCGCGGGGCTTGAGCGGAATGGAGCCGGATCGAACCGCATAGGACTCGGCAGCGGTTCTCCGAGCAACACCGGCATTCTTGAGGCAAGTGGCTATCGTGGTGCGATTGACCCCGAACGCCTTGGCGAGTCCGTATTCGGTTTCGCCGGCGACGTAGCGGGCGGCAATCTCGGCATCGGGGAGATTGAGGACCGCATGTCGCTCAGCCCCGACCTTTGGGCCGGCCTTGAATCCACCCGAACCAACGGGCCTGACCACCCCGCGTTCGCTCAGGATTCTCAGCAATCGCTTGTCGTCGATGTGATACCGACGAGCGACGACCTTCGCCCGTTCGCCGGCGACGTAGTCGCGGATCGCATCCTCAATGTCAGCATCAGTCGCTTTAGCGGGCATGTTTACAACCTCCAAACGGAAACCGGCTGGTACATCGCCGATGGTGTAATTGTACACAACTGCTGGGCAATGGATGGAACAGAGCACGATGTAGAGGAACCTATGGGAAGTCATGTTGCTTGTCGTTGTTCCATGATTCCCGCCACGGTCTCGTGGGACGATCTTGCGGCTCAATTTGGAATAGAAATGCCCGCCGGCGACTACGACCCGCCAAAGGAACCAACCGGGGCAGAGGCGTTCGACCGACTTCCGGCCGCTCAGCAACGGAGCGTGCTTGGCCCCGGCAAGTTCCAGGCGTTCGTAGACGGGCTCATCCAGCTCGAAGATCTGGTGCAAGAGCGGCGCTCTGAAGACTGGGGTCTAAGTCGGAGTGAAGGCAGTCTAAGTCGAGCCAAGGAGCTAGCCGCGAAACGTGGATCATGGCGCTAACCTCGGCTCGAATCCGCGCTTAATTGACTTGACATCTCCATGTCCCTATAATCACTACCAGCGGTGCTAAAGTGGCATTATCGCGGAGAGTGATTCTCCACCTGGAGTGATTCCAGGGATAGCCACTAAGGCCGGGGAGTGATTCCCCAACCGACTGAATCCCAAGGAGCTTTCAAATCAATGCCTACGCTGCCAAAGGGTGTTTCGCAGGCTGACTTCGATGAGTTCGTTGCCCGCTACGGCGTTCCTCCCCTGATCAGGGGCGGGTCGGGTGAAGAGGGCGGCGGTGAAGGCGGAGCGGCCGGTGAAGGCAAGGGCGGGAGCGAAGGCGCCGGTTCCGGTGAGGGTGAAGAGCAGGACGACGCAAAGAATGCGTTGAAGGCTCTCGCTGCTGAGCGCAAACGCGCTGAAGCGGCGGAAAAGCGCCTCAAGGAAATCGAGGATCGCGACAAATCCGAGCTGCAGAAAGCCCAGGAGCGGGCCGAGGCGGCTGAGAAGGCCGTCGCGGACTCCACCGCTCGAATGCGCGAGCTGGCGGCGAAGGATGTGATCCGGGATGCAGCGCTCGAGGCGGGCGGCAAGCGGCCGGCGGTGATCTTCGAGCTCGTGAAGACCAAGGTCACCTACGGAGAAGACGGGTCGATCACCAACGTCAAGGACGTGATCGCCCAGGCAAAGAAAGACGCGCCCGAGCTGTTCGGGATCTCGAGCAACGGGAATCCCGGCGCGGGAGCCGGCGGCGGCGAATCCGCTGGAACCGACATGAACGCAGCCATCCGGCAAGCAGCTGGACGAAGCAGGAAATGAGGCGCGGCGATTGCGCCGGCCTCTAACCAGGGGGAATTACGGCAATGGCGGGAATTGACCGCAGCGGCGCAAGCGCACTCATCAACCAGGACGTTTCCAACATCCTCCTCAAGGAAGTCGCCAACACGTCCGCGGCGATGACCATGTTCCGGCAAGTCTCGATGGGCACCAGCCAGACCCGGCTTCCAGTGCTCGGCAGTCTGCCGACCGCCAATTGGGTTTCCGGTGACACCGGCCTCAAGGGCACCACGAAAGTTGACTGGACCAACAAGTACCTCACTGCCGAGGAACTGGCCGTTATCGTGCCGATTCCCGACGCGGTCATTGACGACGCCGATTACGACATCTGGGCCTATGTGCGGCCACTGATCGCTGACGCGATCGCGCGCAAGCTCGATGCCGCGGTGCTGTTCGGTGTTGAAAGTCCGGCAAGCTTCCCGACCTCGATCGCCGCCGGCGCGATTGCTGCCGGTCACGACATTGAGCGTGGCGCCAACACGGCCGCACAGGGCGGATACGCCGAGGACATCAGCGAAGCGTTCGCCTTCGTGGAGAACGACGGCTTCTCGGTTACTGGAGCGGCCGCGGCTTCCAACGTACGCGCGCTGCTTCGCGGAGCGCGCGATGCCGAAGGCCGGCAGCTCACCGAGGTCACGCCGACCTCGATCTATGGGGTTCCGATCAACTACGCCTCGCCTGGGCTCTGGCCGACCACGAGCGGATCCGCTGAGCTCATCGCCGGCGACTTCTCGCACGCCATTCTGGGCGTTCGCCAGGACCTCACCTACAAGGTGCTGACCGAGGCGACGATCTACGGCCCAGATAGCGAAGTGCTGTACGCGCTCGCCCAGCAGGACATGACGGCGCTGCGCGTCGTGGGCCGGTTCGCCTTCCAGGTGGACAACACCATCAACTACGCCAACGCCACTGAAGCGACCCGTTACCCGTGGGCCATCGTCTCCCGGCCGTAATCGGCTGAACGTCGAAGCATGAGCGCGGGCCGCGAGTGACGCGGCCCGCAGTCCAAGGAGCAAACATCGTGGCTGAAGAATTTCCGCTGAAGCGCTATTTCAGTCTCTCCTACTCGGGGTTCGCACAAAACACTGACGGTTATCTCACCATCTTCAAGGCTCCGTTTGCGGGCTACTACACGGCGGCGACGTTCATGTCGAACGGCGATATCACCGGGCATGCCACCGTTCGCCGCGATCTCAAGCTGTACCGCGGCTCTCCCGACGGGATGCTCGGCAACAACGGCTTGCAGATCCAATTTCTGGCTGGTGTGAATGCCGAGCCGCAGCACGAAATAGCGTTCAGCGAAGTCAACGCTGACCTTCACCGCTATATGGAGGAGGGCGACTACTGCCACCTGCACAGCGATGCGGTGGGCGGCGGCGTTGCCGATCCAGGCGGACTGATCATCGTTGAGTTCACCCGCGATCTTGGCGAGGCCCCTGAGTAATGGCCGGCCCTAGCACCGAGCTGATCATCGAGACGCCGGATGGAGCGCGCTACGGGGTGAAGAGCCTCGCAGTCAAAGAGCGCCTCTATCCGGACGCCAAGGTGATCAGCTACGCCGACGGCACTCCCTACGACGCCAAGCCGGCCTCCGCTCCAAAGCCGAAGCGTAAGGCCGCGCCGCGCAAGCCGCGCGCGAAGGCCGCCAAGATCGCTCCGCCGGTCAACGAACCGGCCCCCGAGGAACAGGGCGATGGCGCTGACTAAGGCTGAGGCGCTCGCCCTCCTGGGTCGCGAAGTGCCGGTGGCAGCCGAGCCCGTACTCGATGAGGACGACCTCGATGATCTGGTGGCGTTCATGGCGGTTCCGGACGAAGAGGATCGGCCCCCGTCTGACGAGGACTGGGAACCGACCTACAGCCGGAACCGCCTGCACTTCGCCGCGGCTGAGGCGTTCGAGCGCAAGGCGGGGCGGGTCGCCAATCTCTCTTCGATCGTCGTTCCGTTTCAGGGCACCTTCAGCGCCGGCGAACTGCACAAGCAGTTTCTGACGATGGCCCGGCGATACCGGGCGAAGTGCGCCGGCAGCGTTTCGGTCGGGAGTTAGCCAGATGGTTGTGCCGATTCCCGACTGGCTGTCCACGCAGGGCAAGGGGATGCTGGCTCTGCTCTTCGACCGGAGCTGCGATGTCATCCGGATCACCCGCGCAAGCAACAACGCAGGTGGTTCGGTGACGTCCGATTCGGTTGTTGCCACCTACTCGTGCGCCATAAGTCCGGTGCGCGGCCGCCAGGCTGAAGCGCTCGCCGCCCGCGGGATCGTGGTCACGACGGCCGATCAGCAGGTGACGTTGCCGCTCGAAGCCGACGTGCAGGCCACTGACAAGCTCGAAATCGATGATGTTCGGTTCGATGTCGTCAATGTCTCGATGCCGGCGAGTGTGGAGTTCGTCAAGACCGTCATCGCGCGGCGGCAAGGGTAGGGCGATGGCAGAAGCGCCGATTCGGATCACCGCACCGATCAACAACTTCCCCAGGATCGCCAAGCGCTTTGAGCCGGCGGTTCAGGCGGGACTGGTGAAGGCCGCGGCGGACAACATCCGGCTCAGTAGCCCACTCACGCCATTCCGGAAGGGGCACCTTCGAAACAGCGCTCAGATGCGCGTTGAACGACTGCGCACGCGGGTCTACTGGATGGCGCCCTACGCGCCCTATCAGGAGCTCGGAACGCGGACCGGTATTCGGCCGAAGCGATTCGCCGAGCAAGGTCATACGCAGGCAAGCCGAGGCCTTCTCGCCTACATGGGTGCGCTCGAGGCGAAGCTCTGATGTTTGGATCACTGGCCGCTGAGCAATGGATCTATCAGGAGCTCGCGCTGGTGGAGGCGCTCGAGGAGCTCGTCGGCGAAGAGATTCACGCGGTCTACGCGCCGCAGGGGACGGTCGCCCCGTTCGCCGTCTTCTATCGCAGCGCAGCCGAGGACAGCACGGCGATCGGCGTCGGCATCGAAGTCGGCATGGAGCGGCTCGTCTACACGGTCGCGATCGTGGCCGCGGGCAGCGACAAGTTCGCGCTCTTGGCGGCGGCGACGGCAGCGCACCAGGCACTCCACGGGCAGGAAGCCGATCACCTGCTGATCGACGAGGAAGACACCGAGTACGGAACCTTCCACATCACCTGTCATCGGATCGGCGAACTGCCGAATGACGACATCGCGACCCCTGACGACGGCGTCGAGTACGTGACGATCGGTGGTCTTTACGAACTGGAAATTACAGCGGCGGGCTAACCGCCAGGGAGGAAGCCATCGTGGCTACGGGACGCAAGAATCAGCAGCTCTGGTTTGGCCGCGAGGCCGTCGCCGGCGTTGCGGACGAAGACGCGATGATCCGCTTCGGCGGCATCGACGGTCACCCGACGTACGTGACGACGCAGACGAAGTTCAGCTCGGCCGGTTCTCGCGTCACCGACGCGATCATCCCCGGAACCGAGATGGGCGGGCTCACCATCAATTCGATTCAGGATTACAACGCCCTGACCGCCGTGTTCGATTCGGTGCTCGGGTTGGCGACTCCGTCCACGCCAGACGGGGCGACCCTGGCCCGATCGCGCACCTGGACCCTCTACGCGACCGGCGCAATCACGCCCGAAACGTGGACCGTCGTCTACGGCAACGCCAGCCAGGCATTGAAGCTCCTTTACGGTGTGTTCAACAGTTTCGGGCTGACGATCAATCGCGGCACCCTCGGCTTCACCACCAGCTTCCTCGCCCGGATGGCCGCCACCGGGGCAACGCTGCCATCGTCCGGCACCACCTTCGTTCCGGCCGCGCCGATCCCGGCCCGGTCGTACAGCGCCTACTCAGACGCCGCGTGGGCTGATCTTGGCGACACCAAGCTGCTCAACGTGTATGACATGGGGCTGACCTTCCCTGAGCGGTGGGCGCCTGACTGGCCGATCAACGCATCGAACGCGAGTTTCGATTCGATCATCGAGACCGAGAACACCGAGCACACGTTCAACGCACAGATCGGCATGAGCGCCGGCATGGTCACCGAGCTCGGTGCCTGGACGGCCGGCACCCGGAAGTATTTCCGGATCGAGAGCGTCGGCGGGCTGATCGAGGCGGGCCAAAACTACGAGCTTCTCATTGACCTCTCTACCGCCATCGTCATGCCCGGCGAGTTCACCGCGGCGCCGATGTCGCCGACGTGGGTGCTTCCGTTCACCTATGAGCTGGTTCCGGACCCGGTGACCCTCAAGGTGGCCGAGATCACGCTGATCAACGCGGTCGCGGCCTAAGCCGCATCTCGATAGCCGACGGGAGGGCGGATCGCGCCCTCCCCAGACAACAGGAGGATACCGGGAAACATGACGAACCTTGCAGAGCTGATGGGCGGAGAGAAGAGCGGGCTCACGATCACCCGGGATATCGACCCGGGCTGGGGCTTCACCTTCAAGGCGACGTTCGATCCGACCTCGATCCCGGCGGATACGGATGGCGTGCTGCTGGATCGGGACACGGCCGCGGTGATCTGCCAGGTGGTGAAGGAATGGGATCTGGTTGGTCCGGTTCCGTTCTCGGACATCGGCACGTTGAAGGCCGGTGAGTTGGTCAAGGCCGGCAAGCCGATCCCGCTCGATCCGGAGATCGTCAAGCGCATTCCTCCCCAGCTCTTGCTCGGCATCGCTCGGGGATTGGTGACCGAGAGCTTCCCAAAATCGGCACAGCCGGAGAACCCGGAGACGCTGAACGACTAGCCCAGGCGTGGGGAATGTGGGACGTCTACACGATGGAGTTCGAGGCGGGCCGAGCTGAGCCACTACCCGAGTACGTGAGCTATTTCGCCCTTGCTGAGAAGCTCCGCATCCCGGTTCACGAAGTTCCACGGATGCACCCCTACTGGATTCGAGCCGCGGGCGTGATGCTCGAGGCCGAATCGATCAAGGCCGATTGGGACGCCGCCAAGTCGAAGGCATAGATGATGACCGTAACCGCAGCGAGTCTCATGACGGAATTCGGCGCCACTGGCGCTGATGCGACGATCCGAGACATCAATCAGGTGAATCAGGCGGTCAACCGGGCGACTGGCGGCTTCAACTTGCTCGGAACCGCGGTGGGCACCGCTGGCGGTTTCCTGATCGGTCAGGCCATCACCCGGGGCATCGGCATGGTCACGGGGCTTGGGAGCTCCATCATCACCACCAGCGCTCAGGCCGAAACGTTGGGGCTCATGCTCGAAACGGCGGTTGGTGATCGGGCGAAGCAGGTCTACGCGGATCTGCAGAAGTTCGCCGCCCTTACCCCGTTTGAGTTTCCTGAGATCGTGCAAAGCACCGTTTTGCTGGAAAACTTCGGCATCAAGTCGAACGAAGTGATCAAGGGCGTCGGCCGCAACTGGACCGAAATCATCGGTGATACCGCGGCCGCGATGGGCAAGAGCTATGACGAGGTCACCCAGGCCGTTACCGATGCCGTCATGGGCGAGGGCGAGCGCCTGAAGGAGCTCGGCGTCCGGCAGTCGATTGAAGGCGACAAGATCAAATACACCTACATGAAGAACGGCAAGGAGATGACCGCCTTCGCCGATCGCAACAGTCAGGAGATGATCGCCTCCACCATCGCCGGGATCTGGAACGACAAGTACGAAGGCGCGATGGAAAAGCAATCGCGATCCTTCGCCGGCAAGATGTCTACCCTGCGAGATAACTGGTCCATGACCATGCAGCGCATGGGCGAGGGCGTATTCGACTTTGCAAAGGTCGGTCTCACGCACGCCAATCTCTTTTTTGATCGTTTCAATGTCGGCCTCGATATGGGTCTGAGTCCGTTTCAGGCCGGTGCTCGCGCGCTCAAGTTCACCCTCCAGGACATCTTCGGGAAAGGGCCGGTCAACAAGATCTGGGGCGGCATGGAAGGCATGTTCGGGATGATCGGCACCGGTGGCCGCAAGCTTATTGACGTTGCCAGCGGCCTCAAGAACGTCGGGTTCGGCATCGGAGCGGCCTTCTTCGAGGGGGATCGCGAACAGTTCTTTCGCCAGCTGCCAGGCTGGCTCCAACAGAGCGCTCGATACGCGGGAACGGTCGCTGAAGGCTTCGGCGACATCTACCGGGCGTATCGAGAGAACGGAATCAGCGGGGCGATCGACTCACTCTTCGGCAGTGAAGGACGGCAGATCGTCAATGCGGCGGTTGACCTGGTGGTTGACGCGGTGCCGCGATTCGGCGCATGGCTCTGGGACACCGGCACCGACATGGCCAGCTGGCTTTGGAGCAAGATCCCGGGGGTGAGTACGCCACAGGTAGGCGACGGCACTGGCGGACCAGAGTTCGACGCATCGACAAAGCCGTTCACCGTGCCGGTTTTGATGGACCTCGCGGCGAACTTCGGCGAGTGGATCTGGGGAGGGGCTGGCGACCTGTGGGGTTGGATAACGAGCCACCTTCCTGCTGGTCTCGGTGGTGCTACCGCCGGCGACGGCACCGAAGGTCCGGCCGGAACCTCTGCAACGCCGTTCACCGTTGGGGCGCTGATCGACATCGCGGCCTCATATGGGGAGACCATCTGGGGCAGCTACGGAAGTGACTTTGCGGGGTGGTTCAAGAACTCTGTCGGCAAGCTGGCCGCAAGCGTAGACGCGGCGGTGACCGTCAATACTGATGAGAACGATGCCGCGTTTTCATCCGGGCAGGAAACCGGCGAAAGCTGGGCCGAAGACTTCACCGCAGGACTGACGGCCGGCTTCAATTCCGTCTTTGGGCGCGGCGGCGGTAGCGATGGTGATGCAGGCGGCGGTGGCAGCTTCATCCGTGGTGCCTTCGGCTGGATCGGTGGCGCGGCAGAATGGCTCGCTTCTCCGCACTACCTGAGGTTTGAGGCCGATATCGCCGGGTTCGTCGCCGGCGTAGCAACGACCCTCAAGAACAACTTCACCAGCAACATGAAGCTTCTCTTCTGGGATCAGCCGCTCGACTGGGGCGGCGATCTCATGAGCTGGGTCAAGGACGGACTGTTTGGCGGTGGTGGCGCCACACCTCAAGCGACCGGACTGTTTGATGAGTTTGGCGATCAGATCTTCGCCACCGGCGATTCGTCCGGCATGTTCGACGGCATCCTCGCCGACATCACCGGTGGCTTCGAGATCTTCATCGGCGACCTGACCGGCTCTGCCTCTGACTTCAAGGATGATCTCGGAGGCCTGATCAAGGGCGCGTTCGACATTGACTTTGGGCCGATTCAAGGAGTCGTGGACGGCATCCTGGCCAAGATCGGTGGCTGGATCGGTGACATCAAAGAGCTTTGGGCAGACTTGCAGTTCTGGAAAGACGAAACCGAACGGGAACAGAACGGCGGCATGACGAATGAGCAGGTTCAGAATGCGAAGAATAACCCTCCCGGCGGAGTGAATTACGGATTCGGGGGCACCAACGTCGGCGGGAACAACTTTGTACACGGCTCACCATGGAACACGCCCGGAGTCATCCCTGAGGAGGGGGTCATTCCCGCTCGCCTCGATCTCGACACGTCTGATGCGCAAGCCAAGCTCATGGCGCTCGGGGTAGGGGGAGGGAGCGCGAAGCAAGCCTACGGAGCCGGTGAGGGCGCGTTCAAGGCCACGTTCGAACTTGATACCAGCGAAGCCCAGACCAAGCAGGCCGAGGCGTTTATCTGGGGAACCACCTGGGCCGGCTCTGAATACTCGTCAGCGTTCAACATCAACGACTCAGACGCCGTCGCGAAAAAGTCGGCTGCGTTCCTGTCGGGGATGAACTGGGCCGGGTCGGTCTTCACGGCGCGGTTCTCGGTGGACATTAGCCCGCTCGAAACGGCGCTGAATCGCACGCGCGAGATTGCCCAGGAGATCTCTGATCTGCTTCCACGGTCACCAGCCAAGAAGGGACCGCTGGCCCGACCGATCAGTTTCGGCTACATCGGCGATGCCCTGAAGTCAGCGATGCGCGGCATGGCCCGGGACGCTGAGGTGGGGATGGCCGCGTTGTCCGGCACGTTGAACGGGCCAGTCCCGGCCACTGGACGGGGGCGTGGAAGCCAAGGCGGCGGCACGACGGTCAACATCATCACGATCCCGCCAGATGAGTGGGTCTCGCTGGCGCGTTCTGTTGAGCGCGGCGAGAACATCGATCTCAACCTCGCCCGTGAACTCGCGGTTCGCAAAGCGAAGGCGGTGTCCTGATGCCTCCCTCTGTTGTTTGGCTCGGCCGCAATCCTTCCAGCCCGGATCCGCAGTTTGCTTCTCTTTCGGGCGGCAACATGCTCGGCTTCGTGCCGATCGCATCGACATCGCAGCATCTTTGGGCGGTGGAGTTCCGATATCGGGCCGGCCGCAGCGGCGGTAGCAACGCCACCGCTCGAGCCGCGCTCTACCGCATGATCAGTGGGGTGGCGTCCGGCCAGCTCGGCTACAGCGAAGCCGCCACCCTCGCCACGGCCATGACGACCGCCAGCGGCGGAGAATGGGTCACCAGCGCCGTCTCTGTGGTCGATGGTGAGTCTGGCAGCGCCATTCCGATTACGAGCGGCACACAGCCCCTTCTCGCCCTCCTCGTGACCGGGGCGAGCGCCAGCCTGGGCATGATCGCGGCAGGCTCGATCGTGCCGGCGCCGCACAACACGTCCTTTTACTGGCGCGCCGGTCTCTCTCAGCCGCCACCGGACCCGTATGGAACGCCGTCGATCGCCAATGAAGGGCATCTGACGATCGGCCTGAAGTGCTGGACCAACGAAGCGCCGGTCATTTGCAACAATCGCACCCCCGGCTCGAGCAGCTCACTCACCCCGCAGGCCATTCAGGAACAGAGTCCGGTGTTCGCTGGCGACCACCGTGATCGCAATGGATCATGGGGCACGGCAAACGACGGCTATGACGCCGGCGACTACATGAGCCAGTACCGGATTCAGCTTCAACAGCAGATCTCGGGCAGTTGGAGCACGATCTGGCAGCCGACGTTCGATGCGAGTTCGGAGGAACGGGCAAGCAATCACTTTTCTGTGACCTATCCCAGCACCCTCACCCGTAACGCCAATTACCGGTGGCGCGTTCAGACCGCCGATCACTTCGGAGCCTGGTGGGACTGGTCTACCGATTCGGCGTGGCTCTACTTCGTCGTATCCGAGCTAGGCACCGTTACACTCGAGGGCGACCCGACCGGCAAAGTCGAAGACAACACGCCTGATTTTGACTTCTCATGGGAGCACGCGACGCCCCTCTCCACGGAAGGGGTGCAGCTGCGGCTCTACCGCGACACGACGCTTGTCCACACCAGCGCTGAGATCGCGAAGACGGTGGCCTCAGGCGCAGATGGAACGATCTCATGGGCGGAAAGCGGCGCCGGGACGCCGTACGCGAGCGGCCTGACGTGGGGTCAGACCTGGTACTACAGCGTGCGCGGCAAAGACACGAGTGATCAGTGGACCGACTGGAGCGAACAGCGTCAGTTCAAGACGAACGCACCTCCAGGGATTCCAGACGGCCTGTCGCCGGCGAGCAGCCAGATCGTCACGTCTTACCCGTTGCTGAGCTTCACCCTGATCGATCCCGACGATACGCCGGCCGGCGACCTGATCGGGAAGCTCGACATCATGGATAGCGGCGGCAGTGTGCTCTTCACCCGCACCGCTACCTACAACGCCGTCACGGGCCGGTTCGAGTACCAGACCACCGGTACCGATCTGGCGACCTACGCGACCTATCGCTGGCGATCCTACGGCTACGATGGCGCGCTCTACAGTGGCGCGAAGACCGTTGAAGCCAACGCCACCAAATCGGCGGAGGCCGTCTTTGTCTATGCGGACGGTCCGACCGTCACGGTTGCTGTTCCGGAAGATGAAGATGTCATTACCAGTTCGACCCCGACGATCGAATGGACCGGGGAAGATCAGAACCGCTATCGAATCACGATCTACTACGCCGGCACGGACACGATCGCCTATCAGCGGGGCTGGATCACCTCGCCGTCAACCGACGAATGGACCGTGCCGGCCGGATTCCTGCGCAACAGCACCGCCTACGAGCTCGAGGTCGAGGTTGAGGACACGGCGCCGTTGCAGGGCTCGAGCGGCCGCATCGCCTTCAACACTGACTACACCGCGCCCGATGACCCAACGGGAGTGCAGGCGCTGCCCTACGCGCTCGGCACCGATCCGTTCCCCAGCGCGATCCTCGTGCAGGCTGACGCCGCGACCGGCGGAGATCTCTTCGTTGGCCGCTTCATCTACCGCGACGATCTGACCGATCGGCCGCTGGTCAAGCTGGCATCGGCCTCCGATACCGCCTTCATCGATCCATTCCCGATCAGCGGGCGCCTCCACACCTACACGTGGCGGGATGTCTTCTTCGCCGACGCCTCAGAGGCCGAAATGATTGAGAGCCCAGGCGTCACCGTCTCGGCGGTGGTCGAGCTCAGGGGGTCGGTGCTGGCGAGCGTGAATGATCCCGCGGGCCGGCGATCGTACTTGACCTCGGTGCAATCAAGGGATCGCGCCCTGGTGCGCGATCGTGAGCGCCTCACCGGATGGACTGCGAGCAAGCCGACCCGATACAAGGGTCTGGCAGATTACTGGGAAGTAGATCTTTTTCTTCGCCTCATCGGGCACTCAGTGTTGACGGCGCTCGAGCAAGCGGCCGAGTTCGAGGTGCTGCTGCTCGCTGACGAAACGATGTGCTACCGCGATGAGCGTGGCCGCAAATACTTCGTGACCTTCGATCGTGAGTCTGTGGCCGACGCCCGGGTGATGCGAGAGGACGCCACCTTTGGTCTGATCGAAGAGGACTACTTCGAGGGTTACCGCGTGCTCGATCTGGATTACGAGGTGCTCGAATGAGCCGCACGATCTACGGCGAGTTCTATCGCACCGACATTAACGGCGTGATCCTCGAGGATCTGAGCACGCAGGTTCTCGCCGGCAACGTCGATTACAGCGCGCAGCGCAGCGGCAGCACGCCGCTCTTGGGGCGATTCACGCTCAAGCGGGCCGATCTCCTCGAACCGATGGTTTCGTTCGTTTCGCCCTACCTGATCCTGATCGAGGAGGATGGAACGATCAGCCGCCGGCGTATGGGCATCTACCAGGCCTCGATCCCCTCAGAACGCCACTTGCCGCGCCGGGCGGAACCGACGTACGAACTGCGCGATCTGACCGCTTTGCTTGCCCGCGGCGCCAGCCAGGAGCCGTACGTGGTGGAAAGCGGCACGAATATCGTCACCGCGCTTACCACGGTCGCCTCGCTGGCCGGGATCACGAGGGTTGCCTTTCCGGCCAGCTCGCGGACCACCGGCTACAAGCGCACCTTTCCGGCCGGCACGGCATGGATCGAGATCTTCAACAAACTCTGTGAGGCGTTCGGCTGGTATCCGGGCTGGATGGGCCTTGATGGGAAGCTCACGACGCGACCTCAGCAACTGCTCAGCGAGACCACGCCGATCACCACGCTCACTGAAGCGAACCTGACCGGCGAGCTGCAGGTCGTTCCGAACGATCCCGACCAGGTCGCCAATATCGTCGTTGTCGTGCGCGACCGGGCCGATCAAGCGCCGCTCGAGGCGATCAGGGTCAATGACGATCCGAGCTCACCGACATCGACCGTCAAGATCGGACCGCGCGTCTTCGGCGGCGGTCCGTACGAAGTCAGCGATGCCGAGACGCAGGATGACGTCGATGCCATTGCCGACCGGCTTTTTGAACAGGCCCGCAGCTACGAGCGGGTCGTGACGGCCCGCGTTCACCCGGACGTGCGTCTCCTGGGCATGTTCCGGACCCTCGATCTCAACATCAGCACGAGCTCAGGGGCCCACCTTCGCGGCAAGTATTGGCTTCGCGACTGGAGCGCCGGCTTCACACCGCGCGATGCCGCGATGACCTTCTCGCTCAATCGCCTTGTGCGCTTCGGAAGGGGTGAGGATCGATGACCGATCACATTCCCCTGGCTGACGCGATCGAGGATCTGATCAAGGAGCGGCTTCGCGGTCTCCGGATCCGGACCGGCGAAGTCAGTTCGGAAGCCAGCGGCCTCGTGTCATTGATCCGACCGGGCAGCACCGAGCCGGAAGGCGGGTATGCGCGGCTGATTCCGAAGGCGCCGGCGACCGGTGACCGGGTAGCGATCGCCCAGGTGGGCGGGACTGCGCTCGTGCTGGGCGTGATCTCGGCCGCTGAGGTGGAAGAGATCGATCTGGGCGCGCCGACGATCGGCCAGGTGTTCGTGCGCCAGTCATCCGCCAGTGCAGCGTCGGACGGCAGCAACACCAGCACGTCGGTTTACGACACGGCGCTCTCTCCAACGTGGAGCGACATCCCGGACGGCACCTATGACGTGGTGATCGATTTCGGACTCGCCTATTCGCACAGCTCGAGCGGATCCGTGCACAGCCGGCTGACCGTCAACGGGGTCAATGACTCTGAACTCTCCCTGAGCCTGACCACTGCGCGCGAATACATCCGGTACACCCGGGCATTCTCGAACGTCGCGATTGTCGGCGGACTGACCGTGACGCTGGCCTACAAGTTGAACGGGGGGTCGGGAACGATCTCAGCCCGCAACCCGGCCATCTTTGCCGCACTCACCTACAAGGGGGCCTGATATGGAACGGACCAGCATGACAACCACCCGCACGCAAGCGATCGAGCCGGACGTGTCGCCGCTCCGATCTGCCCGCGAGCTCAGCGTCAACGCCGCGTTCATCGATCGCGTCACGGTGGCCGCAGTGGAAGCCGCCATCAACGTCACGTCGGAAGAACGCACGACTGCCAACCACGCGAACCGCGTTTCGCTGGCCCGCAGGGTGCTGATGAGCCCGCGCCGGTGGGGCGAGCTGATGGCGCTGGCGGTGGCGGTCAACGGCACGATCAATCAGAAGTACGCCACCGGAGAAGAGATCCCTGACGGGGATGTCAGCTTCGTCGTGGCAAGTCTCTGGGACTCCTACGCCGGCTCGGACAGCGAAGGGGTCGAAGACAGCGCAGAAGCGCAAAGGGTCCCATGAAGGTTCGGGGCGTAAGGTGATGGGCGGTGGAGGCATGGCGACAATGGTTGCCGGAACTGGTAACGGGCGGGGCGGTGGCCCTGGCGACCGCGATCGGGCGGATGCTCGGGTTGCGGCCTATCGCTCGAATCAGGGCGATCAAGCGCGGCGTGTTCGACCTCGGGGCGCTGATCATCGACCTCGAATCGTGCGAGGCAGACAACCGGGCATACAAGGAGGCGCTGGCCCGACGAAAAGCCATCGAGGAAATGCGAAATCAGGAATTCTCCGATGGATTTCGCTCTGGTTCTACCACCGGGCCGGCCGTTCCCTCCCGGCCGCCCGCGAAGCGACGGCGACGGACCCGCTCATCGTCGCCGAGGTCGGGCCGCACGAAGCCCGCGCCATCGCCAACCGATCGTACGCCCACATGATCGCGCCGGAACCGACCGGCAACTTTGCGGCCGATGCCCTGGTTGACGCCGTGCATCGAAGGGGGCCGCGATGAACGCCTACCTGTTCGACACCCTGACGTTCGCGGCGGTCGGCGTTCCGGCCGTCCTGTTCGCGCTCTGGAAGGGCTGGCTGGCGCTGGTCATGGTCCGGGGCACGCGAGTCCGCACCGGCATCGGCACCTGGCTGATCCGGCTCTACTCGATCGTGGCGGTCCTCACGTTCATCATCGGCACCGCCTACCTGCTCACCGTGTCCGACCGCTACGCGCTGATCGAAACCGATTTCCTGCGGACTCGTCAGATCATGCGGTTGATGATCGGCACCCTCTACCTGACTGCGATCGTCGCGTCCTACAACCTCTGGCGCGACGTGCAGGAACTCGAACGTGCCAACGCCATCCGTGACGCGGAACGCGATGCCGCCAGGGATGCCGAGCGCGACATCGAACGCGACGTTGAGCGGGATCTGGAACGCGATCGGGCAAGGGACATCCAGCGCGACATTCACGCCGAGGTCAAAGGCGACACGGGAGGAGCTGCATCATGAAGCTCACCCCGATCCGCGGCCGCGACACGATCACGGCAGCTGAAGTGCTGCAGAAGATCCGCTCGGCCTCTCCCCGCGATGTGCGGCCCTCCGATACCGCCGACTACGTTCGCGAGCTCGTCACCCTCTGTGGCGCATTTGGGTTGCGACATACGGTGCTGCTCGCCCAATGGCACCACGAAACCGGCGGGGGAGGGCCGGAAGGCCGCTGGCGTGAGCTCAACCCAGCCGGGCTCGGCATTACCAGCTCAGCCGATCAGACGCCCTACAAGCTCCTCGATGGCACCGAAGCGGCCGCGCTCCACGTCTGGTCGATGCTCGTGGCGCTGCGCGAGTGGGGCCAGGCGGAGCGCATCATCCTGCCGCCAGCGGCGATCGGCTGGATCCGGCGCTGGGCAGCCAAGTACCGCGACGAAGCCTGCCCCCTGGTCAACAGCGTCGAGGATCTGAACCGCGTTTACAGCGGCGATCGCGCCACCTGGGCGACCGATCCCGCCTATCACACCAAATTGCTGGCCACTATGAGCCGGCTGTTCCCGGCAACGGGAGAGAGTGACAAGCCCGTGAGTATCACCTACGGCAACGTGCCACACCCCGCCTACCATGATCGGCCGATCTGGAAGGCAGAAGGGAAGGGACAGAACAACCTCGGCAAGCGCACCGTCAAGGGCGTCGTCTGGCACCGGATGCTCGGTTCGCTGACCGGCACGGACGGCTGGTTTCGACGCGGCGATGTTGACGGCCTGACCGACTACGGCATCGGCGTCCAGTCCACTGACGGCAAGACGCTCAACGGCGTCATCTATCGCTGGAACGATCCACTCGGCTATCAGTCCGGCTGGGCGTCCGGCAAGGTGATCGCACCGTGGGGCGACGGTGCGGCGTTCATCAACAAATACGGCATCAACGCTGTCAACCGCGATCAGGTGAGCGTTGAAATCAGTGGGCAGTACGGCACGGCGCTCACGGACCCGAGCCGGGACGCCATTGCCGCGCTCACCGCCTACTACGCCGATCAGTACGGGATTCCGTGGGACGTGTTTCCGATCGCCCCGCAGGATGGCTTCAGCTTCGTCCGATGGCATCAGGAGTTCACCGGGCCGCAAGAGAAGGTCTGCCCCGGCGCGGTGGTCATCGCGGAAACGAACGACCTGATCGAGCGCACCCGGGCAATCATGAAGCGCTACCAGACCGAGTCCGAGAAGAAGCCAGACACGCCCGACGGCGCCACCTACGCCGCTCCGCTGACGTATCCGTGGCTGGCGCGTGAGGTCGCCGCAGCAATGGGCGAGGATCAGAAGATCGGTCGCACCACCGTCTATTACTTCCCGCAGGTCTACACGGCCATCGAGGACGTGCCGCGGCTTCAGCACGCCGGCAAGGATGCGCCGGAGATCGGGCCGGTGATCGAGCCGGGCGTCAGATTCGGCGCGGATTACGTGTTCCGGTCCGGGAATGTCTCATGGGTATTGACTCCGTTCGGAACTCGCGTCCGGGCATCGGCGCTGCTGCCGAAGATTCAGATCACCAGGGGCGGCACGATCAGCGTCCGACGCAAGCAGGGCGGCGAGCCCGAGATTGGCCGCGCTGCCCCGACCGGGTAGCGCCTATGGAGGATGTGTTGCGCGTCATGTTCATCGTGATCGTCGTCGGCGACATCGTGTGGGCCGGCAGAAGGGACAAGGACCGTGGATAAGCTCAAGATCATTCGAAGCATCTGGCTGGCGTTCGTGCTGACCGTGGGACTGGTCGCCACGGCGAGCGCCCAGGAGTCGGCGGTTCTGCCCGATACCAACGTCGGGCGATGGGCGTTTCTGGTCGGCACGTTCCTGCCACTCGCAGCCGCAGCGGTAATCCGGCAGCGGTGGCGCTCTGAGGTGAAGGGTGGCGCGGTCTTCGTCTTCTCGGTGCTTGCCGCGGCAGGCACGTCCTACTTCGCCGGCGAGTTCGAGCGTGGAGACTTCTTGTCAGCGGCGCTGATCATTCTGGTCATGGCATCGATCACGTATCAGACACTCTGGAAGCCGTCTGGCATTGCGCCGGCGATTGAGCAGCAGACGGGCTGACACTCTTGCTATTTGCTTGAATGCAAGAATGAGAACCGCCGGCGGGGTAATCCGCCGGCGGTTTTTGTTCCTTTGAATTCGATGGGTTTAGACTGCCCGCATGAACGATCCCCGCCGAATCCTCAACGCTGATTCAATCATCGAAGCAGACGCCGCCGCTCTGTTGACGCTCTACCCTGGCATCGGGAATCTGCTCGCCGGGATCGCTCAGCATCGAGAGAAAACACACAATCAAGTCGGGACCAAGCGGGCGACGCCAGCCGAGATCGTGCGGAACTGGCAACAATCGTTGAGCACTGTGCTGGTCGGGTACGTGTTCTACGAGGCGTCCGGAATGACTCAGTTTGGCCGCGTTTCCGTGGCGATCGACAAGAGGTCGGGGCAGCTCGTTACGCAGGAGTGGTAGGGCGTTTGTCCAGAAGCAACGTATGATTCCGCAGCAGTTCACGGAGAGTGATCGGAACAAGTAGCGGGTAGTTCAGGCGGCGAGCGTCGTCTGATCAATATATGGGGCTATGGAGAAGCGTGATGTGGAAGGTTTTGATGGCTGGGCTGGCCGCTGTGGTTGTTTTGTCCGGATGCAACGGCGCGGCAAAAGAGCACTCGCTCGATGGCAGCGTACTCATCTTGCAGAGCGAGAACTTTGTAAGTCAAGACGGATCGTGTACAGGCACCGGGGAGTTCTGGGACCTGGCACACGACTCGCCAGTCAAGATCACGCCTGAGGGCAAAGACCCGGTATTTACGTCGCTGACCGTCGGGACAATTACGCCTGAGGGCAACTGCCGTTTGAAGTTCACGGCCACGATCCCAGAGGCTGATTCTTACGTTTTCGAGGTCGGCGGAAGAATGCCGCAAACGAAACCGAAAGCCACCATTGACGGTTCAATCGGCGGTCGTGATGACTGGTGGGTCACGCTTGGCTACGACTAAGTTGGTCGTCGCCCTCTTGCTGTCCTTACTGGTTTCCCCTTCAGGACCGGCCAACGCCCAGGCAAGCTGCGATCTGTTCCTTTTCGTCGAAGACGCCGAACGCACTGGTCTGGAGTGCGGACTGCCATCAGTCACCGAAACCGGCATTCTGCGACCGGAACCAACCGGCCGGCGCGGCCGCGTCTCGCACATCGTTGATGGCGACACCCTTCACGCAACCTTTGGCGACCAAACTGAGAAGATTCGGATGTTCGCGGTCAACACTCCGGAACTCAACCCGATCGAGTGCTATGGCATCGAGGCCACGGCCCTGCTGGCCGAGCTGGCGCCCATCGGTTCCGTCGTTTGGTTCGAACGCGGCGAGGTGCAGCTCGATCGCTACGACCGGTCGCTCTACTGGATCTGGATCGAGGTGGAGCCGGGAACGTGGCAGCTGCTCCAGGATGCGATCGTTTCGGCCGGCGCCGGCGAGGTAAGGATCTACCCGCCCGACGATCGGTACGCCGACTGGCTGATGCTCAGAGAATCGCAAGCTCGAGCAGCCGGGCACGGCATGTGGTCAGCGTGTGACGAGCCGACGTCAGCCGCTTCGATGGGCATCGCCTCGAGCTCGTGTGATCCCGCCTATCCGACCGTCTGCATCCGGCCGCTCAACCCGGGCGGCGACCTGGACTGCGCGGACATTCCGCATCGGCGGTTTCAGGTGTTACCGCCGGATCCGCACAACTTCGACGGGGATGGGAATGGGATCGGGTGTGAAAGAGGGTAGAGTCGGACAACTAGCTAGGGAAGAGGCGTGAGAGCCCGGATATCGCTTCTCTGGCCTCTCCCGTCAATCCATTCGACTGTCACCACGCAGCCAATTCCCGATGAGCCATAGAAGCCCACCGCGCAGGTTACTGAGTCTCCTGGAAGAACGACTTCAATCGGAAACAACGCACCGGAGTGAAGCCTTACCTCCGAGCCCGGATCTCGGTTAAGAAGCGGTTCTGGATCCCGTAAGACAATGCTTCGTGCTTGACCCGGGCCATTGTTTGTAATTTGGATCAGGTAAGATCTTCGACCGTCAGATCTCGGCAGGGAAACCAAGCTACAGCGGACGTCGGCAGTCTTAGAGTGTCGCCATTCTTTGTAAGCGGGACGCGCGAGCCCAAGGATTGAAAGAAACAACGCGGCGAAACCAACAATATCGCTTCCATCGAACATCTCTCTCAGTGAATTGAGCATCTACGCGACCTCCACTAGCCTGGGAGTGCCGGCGTGCTCCGTCCCGGAATCAGCGGCGGTAGCATCCCGCCTCGGCTGATCTCATCGAGCTGTGGAATCAGGCGATCGCCAACGGTCTCCCCGTTAGGCGTCATGATATCCGCCAGGAACTCTCGCTCAATTGTGGAGATCCCGTCATCGACCATCGCCAGCTTCGCCTTGATCGCGTTCGCCAGGGTGCGCCAGCGTTGCCTGCAAGCCTGCTCGTGGTCTTTGTCGATCGCTGATTCGGTGCGGCGCTTGCCCCGGGTATCGAGCTCGAAGCGCTTCCGGTCCGGGAGGGTCATGTTCATGACCACGCGGATCCCGCGGATCTCGAACGCGATCGCCACCTTCGGCATCTGGTTGAAGTAGGCGAAGCCGGTGGCGCCGAAGCGGGCGAGCGTGTGCTCGATCTCATCTCGCGATCGGCTGACGGGAACAGTGGTGTAAGAGGCGTATTCACCGGGCAATGGAGCCACCTCTTTCGCAATTCGCTGCAGTCAATCCGGCCAGTGCCTGTTCGCGCCAGACCGGCCACGCATCAGACCCCTTGAATCGATCGATGGACTCCTGCGAGACGGGCATTGCTCGGCGGAAGTACATGGCGACGGCCGCCGCATCGATCTGTGCATCAGACGGTTCCGCGTCCCGCTTCACCACGTCGTACCCGGCATCGCGCAGGGCGGCGAGGATGACCTCGAACTTTTCGTAGAGAAACCCACCCGGCACGAGATTTTTGTGCATGTCTTCTGGCAGACACCAGAGCGTGCCCTTCGTAACCTTGATCTTGTCTGCATTGCGCCACGTTTCCACCAGGTCAGCCGCGATCACTTCTCGGGCGTTATCGGTCATCGCTTCACCTCTTGGTTCGCTTCTTCGTGATCGTATCTCTCACGTTGCCGTTCAATCTGGTCCTTCAACGTCGCCCAGAGCGAATAGAGCACCAACGCCATAAGGACAACGCTGATGATCACGTACAGGGCAGCGCCGATCAGAGCGAGCGTGGACATCACCGGATGTCCTTGAGTAGATCGGCCAGCAGATCCCAGAGTCCTTGTGCCCCTTTCATTGGAATCGGAGCATCGAGCGCATATACCCCGCTGATCTGCCAGGCGAACCGGCCAGGTGACCAGTCGCCGAGCGATCGCTCCTGTTCGCTGATGTATGGCCGCTTCGACTCAGTTCGATAGCATTCTTCAAGGACCCCGACCGCGATGATCGCCCCGAACGGGAAGTCATCGGCCTTGTAGAGCTGCTGGTTATAGAACGGGTCAGGGAAATCGTAGACCAGCTCATCAATGAACGTTTCAGCCTGCTTCGTTCGCCGCCCAGCATGGATGGCGATCGGGCCGCGATAGGGGGTCGCCCAGGAGCGGGTTTCAAACTGCTTCTCGCCGAGCGCAATCAGGCTGGCCCACGGTTGAATGAGCGTAATGGCTTTCATCCCACCCCCTCCCCACGCGCCCGCTCGACGGCGGCGGCCTTCGCTTTGTTTATGTGCCACCTGAGTTCATCGCCGTAGTCGTAGACGTAGTGCGCTTGCTGGTAGGCGTCGAATCCGCACGAGCACTTTCCAGGGCCGACCCTCCGATGAATCCGCGCTTGTTGCTCCACGTCCCACGCACGCACCGCAGCAATGGCGGCTTCAGCCCCGGCAAGAAAGTAGATGCGCTCTAGCGGTTCGGCGTCGTCCCAGTGCTGCGTTGGGCCGTCTGCGTGTTCGTGGTCCGCACGCAGAAGCGCCCGCGCCACCCGTTCCACCAGTTCGTTCATCACTCGCCACCCCGCCACTGCTTCGCCTGGGGGCACGTCTGGAAGTGGCTGGTGTGTTTCGGACCAGCTTCCATGCTGACCGCAGCCGGCCCCAGCACCCGATACCGCGGCGCGCCGAATATGTCGGCCGGCAGCATGACGACGTTGCCGGCGTCGGACGGATCGGCGTCGATCGGAGCCGGCTTGCCGGTCTGTTCATGGTGAGCCCACACAACCTTCGCGCCGCAGCTGCGGCATGTCTTGTCGCTCATAGATAGCTCCTTTCAACGTTGTCGGTTCCGTTTGCGATAGCTGCGCTTCGCTCGATGCAGGTCGCTTCGTTTCAGCGGTTTCTCGGTTCCCTTCGGCCGGGCGCCGACATGGGCCCCGCCGCAGATGTGACAGGCAAAGACCTCGATCACCACGTCGTCGTGCCGGCGTGACCGTTGAGCCCGCTTCGCAGCCTTGCTGGCGATGTCCCAGCGGACGAACCGATCCTTGCGTTCGCACTTCAATCGCTCCTGCAGGGAGAGCGGGAGATCGAACCAGGACTCTTCCAGCGGATCGAAAAGGAAGGGACCGGTCACATCGCTACCGTTCCCGGGTTCGCCGGGACCGCAGGCTGCGAGCGACGACTTCCACCGTTCCTTCGAGCAGATCGACCTTCGCTTCCTTCTTCACGGCTCGGGCATCGAGCCGGATGCAATCGGCGGTTTTGCCGCGCTTGTACAGGTCCGCATAGACGCGATCGACGTCCGTGATCTCAATGTCGCGGTTGGTCGCAACCCAGTAGCGGATTCCGGTCTGGGCATCGGTGAATCCTTCGATGCCATCGTTCGCCATCCGGTTCCGCATCTTGTTTTTGATCTGGGTGACCTTTTCGCGCTGCAGGCGGGCGAAGGCTGCGGCATCGGCAGCCTCGCGCTTGGCGTACTCGAGCTCAGCCGCGATGTCCGCGAGGGACTGCCGAACGATCGTGATCGACATGACAGAGGCTCCTTTCGCGGACTCCTAAAACTCCGAACACAGGAAGATGCCGGTCTTGATTGCGCCCTCGGGTTCGGTCGGCGATCCGTGGTCCTTCCAGCAATGCGATGAACACCAAGCCCGCAGGTCGGGAGCGGAGAACACTGGCTGCTCTTCATCGTCGGGATCGCCGTCTCCAACGTCCCCCTCTTCCGCATACCAAACGCCGTACTTGAGTTGGCGACCGCAGCCGGGGCAATCGGCGATCATGTGCCCCGCTTCGACCAGCGCCGCCTCGGTGAATCGATCGCCGGAGAATTCCGGGCGAGAGATCACTTCCATGACCTCCATGAACTCGTCTTCCCTGAAGTCGGTATCGCTGATTCGCCACGCCTCTTTGAGTGCCCATTCGGCGTTCGCAGCTCGAACGAAAATCCAGTGGTCCTCGTGATCCGTCACCTCATAGGTCAGCGGATTCGAGATCGAATCGCTCATCGTTGGTTCCTTTCGCGTTAGAACGCCAGATCAGGGCGCGGGTCGATCACCGGTCGCCGCGCTTCCAGCGCCCGGGCCAACCGGGGATGCGCCGGCGCCAGGCGAAACGCGCACGCCCAGCAGAGCGCTTCATCCTCACCACCGAAGGGCAGGGTGGGCGCGTAGACCCGGCAGGCGAGGCAGTAGCCGTCTTCCCCGCCACCGGGCCGGCAGCGGCGCAGAGCTTCGTCGTAGGGGATCAGGGTGATCGGCTTTCCGGCCATCACGTCGCCTCGCTCTTCTGGAGGTCGATCCAATTGGCGGCGTCAAGGATCATTTCGGCCAATACGCGAGCTTCATCAACGGGGATCCATTCACCGTAAACGACCAGGTTGATTTCTCGGTCATCGGGATCAGCGATCACCTCGGTGTTGTCGAAGTCCTTACATTCCATGACTCTCCAACGAGGGGAGATGCGGTGCTGCCGGATGGTTACGCCGGGGATCGTCGGATGTGGTTCGGTCATCGGGCCGGCACCGGGGCGCAGGCGCTGCAGAGGGTAGGGGAAATCCAGTAGCAGGGATCGCCAGTTCGCTCAACGCAGCCTGAGCAGTCTTCATCCGTGCATCCGCAGACCGAACAAGCAGGCTGCGGTTCGCGGTAGGCGTAGTGAGGGCTCTCGACGGTCTCCATCCGCTCGCCGGTGGCGAGCACCGCGCTCGAGATCTCGGTGTTGTTCTTCATCTTCCGGAGCACCAGCGCGCGCCGGTTGTTCCATTGGTGCGGGTGGATCATGAGCGGGACCGTTACAGTCTCTTCTTCGGTGAAGGCGTAGTAGTAGGTGACGGTTGACGTGAGGGCCATCGTGTCTCCTTTGGGGAATGCGCGGCCCGGCGACTGGCCGGGCCGCGATCCTGATCAGACCGCCTGGGCGGCCGGCTCATCGGCGAGACCGGAGCGGTAGTAGCTCTCAATCCCGGCCTGCAGGTCTTCGAGCGTCATGCGGTTGACCTGCGAGAAGCGATAGTTCGGAGTGAAGCGGCCGGTGTAGCTGCGGCCGTTGCCGCGATCGACGCCGGTGACCAAGCTGATCGGCGTGTAGGTGAAGCGGGCGATCTCGAAGCCGGCCAGGAACGTGACGTACTGGCGGTCGCGATCGGCCAGTACTGCGTCGATGCTGTGATCGATCAGCGAGAACGTGCCGCCGCCGGCGTTGATCTTGGGGAGAAAGCCTTCGAGGTCATCGCTGTGCTCGAGCTGGACGATGGTCGTCCCGTTGGGGCCACCGAGCTTCGCCAGTGAGTAGCGACATTCGGTGTTGATGACGATGGGCGAGTCGGGCATGTGGGGTTCCCTTTCTCGAAAACGCGTGTCACCGTCTGGTGTTGAAAAGAGCATACACCGTGAATGCACCTGTTGTCAAACAACACATAGCGTGCCGTCGAAAGACACAAGATAACCGGTGAGTCGGGTGATCCCCGTTTCTCACCGGTTTTCTCACTTTTGCTGGTTGCGGTATCGGTGTCAGCGGTGCGTAGGCGAGCTCGTCGGCGCAGGTTCGATCCGTGTCAGTCGGGTGTGTTCGATGTGAGCGGCGTCAGCGGTAGGGCGCTCGATCCAATCCCATCACCCGCTCCCCTTAAAAATATGTGCGGAATCTCCGGGATTTTTAGAGGCCTCAACGCGACGTTCTCACATTGTTCTCACAACCGACCTAAGAACTGGCCTTCAGAAGCTCATTCAGGCGATCCGCCGCACCCTGCTGCACCGATTCCGAGACATGGCTATACCGATCGAGCGTCATCGCAATCGAACTGTGTCCGAGCCGTTCCTGCACGATCTTCGGATGCACGCCCGATTCCATGAGTAGGGTGGCGCTGGTGTGCCGGCAGTCGTGAAACCGGATCGTCGGAACGCCGGCCCGCTCGATCAGCCGGCTGAAGTGTTTCTGCAACGACTGGTGGTGGATCGGGTTGCCGTTCGCGCTCACGAATACCAGCCCGCCCGGGTTCGGCGTGCGGCTCAACCGTTGCCGATCGTGGTGCCGGGTGAGCGATTCAATATCGTCGGCGCCCAAGGCGATGCTGCGTTGGCCGGCGGCTGATTTTGGCGTGCTCGCTATGTAGGCGGTTCCGCTGCCGCGCACCAGCGTGTGCCGGATCGCCATCACGCCGCGGTGCAGGTCAACATCGATCCAGCGGAGGCCGAGCAGTTCACCCCGCCGCATCCCCGTGGTGAGCGCCAATCGCCAAAGCGTTTCCAGCGGATCGCCCTCGGCCGCGTTCAGCACTCGCGCCACGTCATCGCGAGTCCACGTCTTCAGCTCCGGCCGCGCCTTGCGTGGTGGATCGACCGCCTGGCAGACGTTGCGGGTAAGCATTCCCCATTTGACCGCCTGGCTGAGCGCCGAGCTCAGGATCGTGTGCGAGTGGTGCACGCTGGTTGGCGACAGTCCCCGCCCCAGCAACGTGGCGTTCATGGTCTGCACATGCAGCGGAGTGAGCTTGTCCAGTTGCCGGTGGCCGAGCAGCGGGATCACGTGGGCCGTGCATTTGTGGCGATACCCAGCCAGCGTGTTCGGACGCACATTGGGCGCAATCGCTTCGAGCCATCGTTCGAGATAGTCGGCGATGGTCATACGGGATGCGCTGGTGATCTCGCCGCGATCATCCCGTTCGAGCAACCGGGCGATCTCGGCCTCACACGCCTTCCGAGTCGGACCACTCACATGCTTTTGGCGACGCTCCCCGGTGACGGGATCGCGGCTGAGATTCACTGTCGCGTACCAGGTCGTTCCGGTCTTCCCCTCCCGTTTCCTGATGTAGTGCCTACTCATCTCCTGCCCCTTGCCTTATCGTCACATCTTGCCAGATTAGAACGCATGTTCTAGTCTGTCTAACAAATCCTGAATCGTCAAGGAGGGCCGCGTCGATAGTGGGTGAAGAGCATAAGTGGCCGACATGGATGATCGTCTAGGGTGAAAGGGGCTATAGCGTGGATGAAGAATTGCGGTCTCGCGGCGTCCAGTTCTTGGAATCGTCGCGGAGCGGGAGCGATCGGAACCTGGTGAACCGGACGACGGTTGTGGTCGGTGAAGACGTCCGGTATCGAGTCGAGGGCATGGGGACCGGGCTGGTGGCCGAGTTCGCGACACGATCCGCCCATGTTCGCCGGTTCCTTCTTGACGCCGACGCGGCTGCGCGGGCCACGTCCGACCCGCCGATTGTCCCTTACACGAAGGCGGCCCAGGTTGGCCCGAAAAAGTCGCGCGGGTTCAATCCGCTTGAACTCGTTGGCTGCCCGGCGTGCGACGGCGCCGGCTGGGAAGAGTGCTGCCTGTGCAACGGAGCGGGTGAGGTCCCGCCGAAAACAGCGAATGCGTATCGATCTGGATAGCAGACGTGATCGACGCCCGGACTATTCCCTTTCCATCGCCTCCGAGATTCGAATCAGGACCGCCCGCTCCTGCGCCTTCAGTGCCCGCAGCATCGGCACCAGTGGCGCCAGGAGCGGATCCGGGAGATCAGCGATCAAGCTCATCAGCTCCTTCCTGATCGGTGTGTCTGGTGCGGCATCTGCCGGGCGATGGCCGGCGGCGACCAACACCTCATCGACCGGGATCATTAGCCCGTGCGCGATCTGCGCGCAGACCCAAGTTTCGGGCGGTGCCGTGTAGATCATCCGGGAGATGTGGCCGCTCCGGACGCCTGAGGCACGAGAGAGATCAGCCCGGGTCATGTCCCGCTCTTCGAGCCGATCCATCAGCCACCGGCCGAAGGGCGTGAGCTCGGAGTCAGGACGGCCGGCACGGCCGAGGCGGGTCATGCGTGATCTCGAGTCATCGCCACACGCCGGCGATTTGCCAGTTTTCTAACCCCGATACCAATCGCCACAACGATGACAACCAATAGTGCCCAATCACCGATATCCGAAATCGTGATCGGATCGCTATAGGGGAACATTCCGATCGCGAAAAAAACAACGGCTGCAGCGATCAAGTTCCTGGGCGACCAGGTCAAGTCGCGTCGCCGACTGGTCCTAATCGCTTCAATGAGACAAACGAGAAAGACGATTGCGGCGACCCAAGTCACGAATAGCGCCGCCGCGTGAATTGCACCCTTGTCGATGAACATCGCGATCGTGCCCGCTGCGGCAACAATGAAGATGATTGCGGAAATGAGCGGATGTCGTCGGATCCATAAGATGGCATCGGCGAGGTAGAGCACTTTATTGACCCTTTCGACTCTTCGTTTCGAGACGTGCGAGCCTAGTGTCCCAATCTCCAGACCATCCCTGCGATCGTGCCTTTTTGCACAGCGCGATTGCCTCGGAGTGACTTCCCTCTTTTTCGAGCATGATCGTTAGTCGCTTGTATCCGGGGTGAGAAGGCATGCGCTCTTTGTAGACTGTCCCCTTCTTGGTGGCTTGTTTCATCTCTCGGGAGTGACGGACCAGCATCTCCTCCTGGGCCCGAAACGCAGCGGCCACGTCCCCGGCGATGCTCACCAGATCCCTGGCAAGTGGTTCCTGTTCAGCGGCGGGGACCGCTTGCATTCGGGCGAGTAGATCAAAGTGCCGTGTGATCGTTTTCTTTTGAGCGGATTTTTCGAAGCGTTCCCATTCCTTGCGATGCCGCTCAGTAAGGTCGTAGTTCGGCCACGATTCGCGCATGAGGCCCGTGACCTCACGCTGTGAAAACGTTTTCTGTTTCTTCTTGCGTCCAAAGGGCCACATTGCGGGAGCCTCCTCACGACCCGACGTTCAAACACATCTCGATTCAACAACGCAATTCCTCAGTCTCCTCACGGTCAACTCACTCCGACCGCTCTAGATAACCCAGTAGCACCCGCCTTATCCCCTCAATGGCATCGTCGGGGATTCGCGGATCCCGTGCCAATGCCGCAACGTCGGCTCTGGCCTGGCTCGGACTGACAGTGGTTCCGCTTACGTTTGCCTCATAAGAGAATGCCCAGCCGGTTCCAGGCGTCGGGACGATGCCAAGGAATCGGAGTTCGTCCTCGCTGGTTCCAAGCACCTTGTGAAAGTCGTCACGCTGTTCCGGCTGTGGGAGCCTAATTGCCCCGCGCTCGATTTTGACGATGTATGTGCGATCACGGCCGACAGCCGAGGCCAGCTCGGCCTGTGTCATACCAGCCGACTTCCGTTTCACCGATAACCAGTCGCCAAACGTCTTAGCACTCATGGCCGTAATCGTAGGGCTATCCCCTGTTTGACACGACGTGCATTCACCGTGTATGCTCATGTCCATGAAAGGAGGTCATCGATGGTTGAAGCAGTCGCCAGTCGCGAGACAAAGGCAGTGATCCTGTTCACCCGCGTTGATCCATCACTCAAGAACAGAGTGAAACGAGTCGCCGACCGCGACTTTGACGGCAACGAATCCCGGCTGGTTCGCGACAGCGTTCGCCTGATGATCAATCTCCGAGAGCAGCTTGGTCCGCGCTTCGATCTTGTGATCGCCGGGCTGGTCAGCGAGCGCCCTGCGGACGTTGAGCCATGAGCGTCGCGCCAGACCGTCTCTTCTACAGCGTGAAGGACGCCGCCGAGATTCTGGGCGTAGCCAGCTCCACGGTTGGAGAGGCGATTCGCGCCGGCCGGATCAAGGCGATCAAGGTCGGCGTCACGCTCGAGGGCGCCCGCATTCCCCGCACTGAGCTTTTCCCTGCTGATGACTCCGCCACGGATTTGCGCACCCGTCGGCTGCGGAAGCTGGTGCTCGAGGCCCGGGACAAGCGGGAAGCGGCTGATCGGCTCAAGGCCGAATGGCAGGATGCCGAGCGAACCGCCGACGAAGCGTTGCGTGCGATCGAACATGAACTTGCCCTCGATGAATTCGAAGCCGCTAGCGATCGCACCAGGCGTTCGCTGATCGCGGACTGACGGATCCGGGAGGGGCTTCCCGGACCACCTTAGCGGCAACAGTCCAGTTGCGTACATGCACACCGAAAGGAGGTGAAGAAGATGGCAGGAACCCCGATTGATCAGGTTGTTCACGAACAACGCGAGGATTTCGAACTCACCCTGCGGGGCGCGATCGCGGACGGCGTCGTGACGAACTCCGAAATTGCCGCGATCGCGGTCGGATGGGCGGAGCTGACGACCGTGATCAACGAAGTGTGCGGAACGATCAGCGTGACGCGGTCGTATCTCGCGGCCGGCATATCGAGTGCTTGGTGTGAACGGAAAGCCCGTGAGCACACCCGGGACATGGCCGGAACGATTCCCGTCCTTAACAGGTGAGCGCCGACCCGATGGTACCAGGACGGCGCTCGAATCCCTGATTTCTCAGGAACCCCACGGAAGGATTCTAGCATGAACACCAGCCCTATCCCATTCGGACGCGGTGCCCGGCTTTCGCAGCCGGCCCGTGTCACCGAAGGACAAGTTCTGGAACTCAAGAACGGCCTCTGGGATCTGCAGCAAGAAATGGCGCGGGTGCGTCAGGACCTGGAGGCGACGAAGGCGGAGCTTGAGCACGCGGTCAGCGCGCTCACGCACCTCGATGGCGATGTCTACGAGCTGAAGCGCCGGCGCATCGCTCCGGACCCCGACCCGGCGCCCGGCATCGAGCCCGACTGGGCCGCACGAGGTGAAGCATGGGAACAGATCGTCAATGGCCTGGCCGTCTACGTCAGCCAGGGCGTGACCGGCAACGAACTCGCCGAAATGATCGGCGTGGCGGTGCTGGAAGTCGAGCGCCGCACCGGCTTCGACGCCGGGGTACAGCAGTGATTGTGACCCTGGCGATCGCGATTCCCGCTCTGACCTTCGCGGCCGGCGTCTGGTACGGCGAGCGCCGGTGCCGCGAAGAGTTCGCCGAACAGTACCGGGTGGCGATCGCGATCCAACGGCTCCGTGAGTACCACCGGTTCAATGCCGAACACAAGGCATACCGAAAGATCGATCTGACCAAGCAGCCCGTCTTCGAGGGCGAAACCATGAAAGTGAGCATGAACTGATGGGAGAGCCAAAGAACGCAGTCAGTCGTGTGGAGCCAGCTCAGGTCGCTGAGGTGATGCCGTTTGGCACCGTCACCGCCTCCTACGTTTCGGCCACTGAGCGATTCGTTGCTGACTTCCAGCTGATGCTGCCGGTTGCCGACGCGATCATTCGGGGCAACTTCGCTCCCAGCGGGTGCAAGAGCCCGGCCGATGTGGTCATGGTCCTGATGACCGGCACGGAGCTCGGCCTGAGCCATGCCCAGGCGCTTCGCTCCATGTACATGATCAGCGGCAAGCCGGTCGTTGCCAGTGATGCCCTGGCCGGCGCGATCCAGAAGCACTGCGAGCGGTTCGGTGGATACATTCGGGTCATCGAGCAAACCAACGAACGCTGCACCGTGGAGTTCATGCGGCACAACGATCCGGAACCGCGACAGCTGAACTGGACGATCGACGACGCG